CCAATTCAACATAAATGCCTGTTGCGCTGCTGTAAACTTTGCCTTGTCATCTGACTTTATTTCAACAAGTGCGGTCTTTTGGTTTTTACCCACCACAAGATCAGGGAATCCGCCAGCAACCCTTGACGTATCAAATACAGAACAGCCAAGCTCTCGTAACGTCTTAACGATAAGCGAATGATTAGCATCAACTTTTCTAGCATAGGTCATTGAAATGTAATAAATTAAAGGTTAGTATCTAAACACTTTACACCAATAGGGGATGAAATGGCTCAAAAACCATTATCGCATGAAGATATGCAAGAAGCGGTAAATGCTTTTGCAAAGACTGGTAATAAACGAAAATCAGCCGAACTTCTTAATCTTCCTGAAGGCACTTACAACTCAAGATATAGAGCTGGTGTCAAAGCAGGCATTAAGCCTACAGTTGATGTATTTAACAAAGACTTAAACGAGCTTAATGATGCTAGAAATAAGATTAGACAACTTGAGGCTACGATCCACGCCCATGAAGAAAATACATTAACTGCCGAATATATCAAAACCACCATTTTGAAAATGTCAAAGAAGGTGGTATCTCCTCCTAATTGGCTTATTAAACCCAGTAAAGGCAAAAGAAGCGCAGGCGTTCCCACTCTTTTTGCATCAGATTGGCATTGGGGCGAGGTGGTTGACCCAAATCAAATTAATGGCGTTAATGAATACAACGTAGCGATTGCACAAGATCGTGCAAGAGTCATGATTGAAAAGACCATTGATTTACTTAAAAACCATGTAGCTTTATCTGATTACCCTGGCATTGTGTTTGTGTTGGGTGGCGATATGGTTTCTGGTGACATTCATGAAGAACTGATGGCTACGAACTCTATGGAGATTATGCCTACAGTTATAGACTTATTTGGTGTATTGACTTGGTGTATAGAAACTTTAGCCGATGAGTTCGGAAATGTCTTTGTTCCGTGCGTAAGTGGTAATCATGGGCGCAATACGCACAAAATTAGGGCAAAAGGCAGGAACTTCACATCCTTTGACTGGTTACTCTATCAGTTTCTATCAAAGAGGTTTGAAAATGATTCCCGCATCCAGTTTCATATTCCTGACGGCTCAGATGCCTATTATTCAATCTACGGACATAAATATTTACTTACTCACGGGGATCAATTTCGTGGGGGTGATGGTGTCATTGGGGCTTTAGGGCCAATTATTCGTGGAGATCATCGTAAGCGTTCTAGAAACGCTCAGATTGACATGGAATACGACACAATGATTCTAGGTCATTGGCATCAGCTAATCCAGCTAGAACGCCTTATCGTCAATGGTAGCCTAAAAGGTTACGATGAATATGCTTATGCCAATAACTTTGGATTTGAGCCACCACGCCAGGCATTATGGATTACCCATCCTGAACATGGTTTAACATTTAGTATGCCTGTTTATGTTGAAAGAAAACAAAAGCAGCTTAACAAAGAATGGATTACTTGGAAATGAAACTGAGTCCTGCCATATTAAAGAATTTATATTCTGCATTAATGCTATGTGAGCCACTAAATAAGTGGAATTTGCCTTTGCCAGAAGAAATTAAATTTGTTGTTGATTCAGACCCCGAATCTATGGGAACGTACCTGTACGATGATGGGGGAGATTACGAACACATTATTACAATTTCTGATGCTCGTTGTGGCTGGTTGACAACAGTAATTTCAACATTACTCCATGAGTGTATCCACATGAGTCGTAGTGGAACAATCACCGATGCTTGGACTAAACACGATGCCACATTTAGACGTAGAGCATCTAAGGTTGCAGAGCTTGGCTTCGATCCTTTGGAACTCTAACGAATCTTTTGTAATACCAATTCGAGCAGTTCTTCTTCTGTAGTAGCGTACTCTCGTTCAAAGCGTTTGCGACCCATTCCGTGAATACTGGTATTTGATCCTCGATGGTGATAGGGACATAACGGAATGACGGCTGCTTGAGTACGTGGGATATTACCTCGTCTAATGTGATGGATTTCCGCTGGAGTCCCTTCATTGCCTTGTTTGTAGCAGAGGATGCAGCCAAATCTCGCCAAGCGATCATAATGCGCTTTTTGAGCTTTAGTGGACACTTTTCGTGCTAGTCCAATCTTCTAACTCTTGCGCTGATTCTGTTATAGAACAAGCAATTAAATAGGCTTGTGAATATTTACCTTTAAGTACCGCTTCGTGATAGTGTCTGATGAATGAGTTAAGTTTAAGAATAATGTCTGCATAATCGTTCATCTCGTTAATCTTTCTATTGATCGGTTGCTGGCTTGTTCTGTTCGCCAGATTTCTACTCTAAGTTTTGCTGCTTCAAGTTTCCATTTTAACGCTTCTGCGTTTTCTGTCGCCACTCCAATGGCTTTACATAAATCCTGGTAAGCCTCTGAGCGATACGCTTCTCTTTCTTGCGCCCCAAGACTTTGCTCCGATGATTCAGACATTTTAATAGCTTTGAGGCTTGATTTAAATGCCTCAAGCTCCGCAAGTTCACCCTTCGCTTTTGCATACGCAGGCGCAGTTTTGAAAATAAAATCAATCGCATCGTTTGGATCATAGTCTTTCATTTAATAACTCCCATGCAATAGTAGCCACTTGTGGCACTTGTCCATTTCCAATGGCTTTAAGTCTGTCCATCCTTGAGGCCACCCCATCAACCATTCGTACAGGTTCGGGTTGATTGAAGATGGTATGTAAGTTCCATTCTTGATAGCGTTTTTGTGCGCCCCAGAACCGCCTGCATTGCCCCCCCCCGAAGGAGTTGTTGGTGTTGGCCAAATAGCTTCTTTGCGTTTCTTCAACGCTTTCCGACTGTTGCTTCCACCATCCTTGCCTGTGGTTGGGGTGTGAAAGAAGTTCACGTTGTCTGGCAACAATCCAAATTCTCTTTCTGTGATGTTTAGCTCCAATGTCTGATGCTCCCAGCACTCCCCATGACGCATCAAACCCCATCTGGGCCAATTGTCCGAGAACCACACCGAGTCCTCTATGAACGAGCATTGGGGAGTTTTCCACAAAGACGTACTTGGGTCGTACTTCGCAAATGACCCTAGCCATTTCTTTCCACATTCCACTTCGTTCTCCTTCAATTCCTGCACCTTTTCCTGCTGCGCTAATATCCTGGCATGGAAATCCTCCAGATATGACATCAACAATTCCTCGCCACGGCTTTCCGTCAAAGGTTTGAACATCATCCCAGACTGGGAAACTTTCAAGAAGTCCGTCATTTTGCCTGGCGCACAATACGCTTGCTGGATAGGCTTCCCATTCGACTGCACAAACTGTTCGCCATCCAAGCAAATGTCCCCCAAGTATTCCTCCACCAGCGCCTGCGAAAAGAGCCAACTCATTCATAGTTCCCCTTATTTAAGTGCCATCCATAAACCAACTTGTGCAAAAGAATAGCCTAGCCAAATCATAGCGTTTGGTATAGAGCCTTTGCGTAATTGCAAAATACCGACCATCAAATATCCAAGCCCTGTTGCTGCAATTATGGTTTTTTCCAACATTTATATTCCCCCCTGTTTCCTAATTCGTATTGCGTTTTAAAGTCTTTAAGTAATACTTCTGGTAACTGATGCTTTGAAATATACAATCTAAATTTAGCTAATCCCCATTCTGATCGCCATTTACAAAGCTGGCGCACCCCTGCTTTATGTATTGCCTCTTGATCGGAGTTCTCGCTGTTTAATAACATAATCCTTCATTTCGTAATAGCTATTAAAGCGGGCCAATTTAGGGTCTTTACCACATTCAATTCTATACGCTTCTTCAATCTGATCGTTAGTTATTAACGGATTTTTCTTTTGTGCAATAACTGATTCTGCAACCCACTCAGCTTTAAATCCAGCCCAACCTCTTTCGCAACACATCTGCATTACATCAGAGAGGGACATTTTAGCTTTATCTGCTTCTCGCTGTAATCCTTTAAAAGCAGTTTCAGTCCATTTAGCTTTTTTGGCTTTGCGAACTTCTAAGTAATCTTTAAACAAAGATTCAGAAACACCTTCAGGTGTATTTAATTGGTTATTGGTTATTGGTTTATGGTTATTGGTTGGTTGAACGGGCGTTGAACGGGCGTTGATCGCTCGTTTAGCTGCCGATGCTTTTCCTGCTTTAGAGGCTATATCTAACTGTTTATGATAGTCAGCCAATACTTCATCGCATCTAGTATGCTTCCAATATCCATTTTCTAAAACAAAAAACATTTTAAGAATTGATCTTACAAAGTCATCATGCAATCTAGCATTTACTTTTGTGCAAAGTACGCCTATATCATCAGGCAATGGTTTTTCTGTATCGTAATAAAGCCAAATTAATTTGAGATAAATGCCAACTTCTTCGTTGGTTAAATAAGAGGTGTCTTTTATAAAGTCACCAATGTGATGTTGGTAGTAGTGCATACGGCCTTTGTCAAAGGTAGTCAAAATGGTGGACTGGGCAGATCGGTGACTAATCGACTTTTCGGTTGCGAACCTAGCCTGTCCATAGAGTTTACTACAGCTTATTTCTTTTTAGTTTGTTGTTTTTTTACAACAGTTTTCTTTGGAATAGTGTCTAGAACGCTTGAAACATGAAACATTTTGCCATTACGTTCCATCATTATTGCCTCCACCAACGTGCAGGTCAATCCTTGTTGCACAAGAAAGTGCAATCCTTCCTTGTCATAATACACATGGACTTCGGCTGACCCGTCTTTGTTTTCTTTAATTTTTTTGATTAAAACTTCCATTAGTGTTGTCCTGAAAAAGCAACTGGGCCAAGAGCATTTAACAAATCACGATGCGCTTTGACTTCGTTGGTTAAAAATGCAATTCGTTCTTGCAAAACTTTAATTTCTAGATCAGCTTGTTTAAGCATATCTAACAACATTTCTTCTCTTGTCATAGTTCCCCCAAATATTTAAGACTGCTTCGTAATTGGATTTCTTTGGCAATTACAGACTTTAAATCAGATCGTTTGGTGTAATCATAAGTTGTAATTAAAAGTAAATCATTCCATCCTTTTAAACTTTTTGGTAATTCATTCATAGTAATTCAGGCCAAATTAAATGCCAGGATTGAGGAAATAAATCCTTGCGTGTGATTAAACCATGCGACTCCTTTTCAAGAGTTGCCCCTAAAAATGCGTATTGAGATGCTGGAATGTTGTTTTTTCGCCACAAACTAACTGCTGCTGGGCTTACACCCGTTAATTTGGCTACTTTGGCAGTTCCCCCAAGCAAGTCAATTATTGCTGAATCTGTAAGTTTTAGTCCCATTTAGCAATCTTACAACATAAGTAATTATTTTTGCAAAGGTATTGCAAAGTTTTGAATATTACTTAATAATGGAGATATAGCAACTTCGCTATGTCATTTAAGGGGAATTTAAATGGATGAGTTGTATCAAGTTATGACCGAAATGGAGCAACGCTTGGAAATAGCGTTAGACAACATGGAATACGGCACAGAACTGTCGCAAGACGATGTGGATGTTATTCGTGCAGCTTGTGGAAAGCCAAACAACAAGCGCAATAATCTATTGCAATC